CGTGCCGATCGTGCCGTCGCCGGCATACACCAGTTGGTCCGTGTCCATCTGGTGCTTGAGTTGGATGACCTTGAATTTTTGGTCATCGATGGGCCGACCAAGCTGCATCGCCGACGCCAGTTCGGGCATCGTGTACTGCAACTCCATGCCCCAGAGGTACAACGGCTGGGGCGTCTTACCGATGTCGAGTTGCGCGCCGGTGATGGCGTTGACGTTCTTGCCGATCCACGAGATGCCGGTCGGGTTGATCCCGCCCGCCGCCGCGAAGCTCGAGTTGGTGAACGATGAGAATTCGTCGCCAACGGTGACGTCTTCACGCAGGTCGATATCGCGTCCCCACGTCACCGAGACCAGCGGCTCGTGGATGGTGTAGTCGAGGCGTTCGAGTTCACCGAGCAGGAATGCGCCCGCGCTGTCGCGGGTGATCCCGTCATAGGTGAACATGGCCGGGCCGCCGTTATGGCCGAGGCCGGCGAACATGCCGTCAGGCATGGCCGTGCTCCTTTCAGATTGTCGGTGGGTTGCCGCGCTTCGGACGGACGGTGGCGGCGAGACCGGATCGGCTAGATGTTGACGGCGACCTCGGTGATGCCGTTCGGATCGGCCGGCCCCATGAAGTAGCCCGGCAGCAGCATCACGTTGCCAGGAGTCGTGCCGTCGGCGGTGATGCTGCCCGGAACCTGACCGCCAGCAGCGGCTGCTTTCCAGACGTAGACCGGCGCGCCCTTCACCGCCGGCACAGCGCCGGTCAGCAGCACCGTCATGTAGCCGCGCTTCAGCACCCCGTGCGTGATGCCCGAGGTCGGCGGCGTGGCCTGTCCGCGCGGATCGGAGAGCGGATTGCCGGCCGAGCCGAAGCCCTGCGTCGGGTAGGGGCGCACATAGAGCCCATACGCGATGCCGGCTGGTGCGGCAGGATCGGCCGCCGTCGGCACGCGGATGCCGCCGGTGGTCGCGTCGATCACCACGCCCATGCCGTACGCGGTCGGCGCTTGGCCCGGCGTCGGGCTGATCAGTTGCGCCTCAACCGTGGCATCGTGCACACGGCCGACGGCGCCCGGATAACCGGAATCCATCCGGAACTGGATGGCGTTTCCAGGCATGCTCGCTGTCTCCTTTTTCGCTGATGAAATGCGGGAGCCTCCGGACGGGAGGCGGTATCGACCGCGCTGGCGCGGCTCGATCTCTTCAGACGTTCGGCGGGCTGCTCAGCGCGTTCGCCGGGTTATTCTCCGCCCACTGTCGCCAAGCGGACGCCAGATCGGAGTTGATGAAGTTGGCGTAGAGCTTGCGATTGGCGCCGTTGTTGAACGCGATGGCGTTGAACATCGCCGTCGCATTGCCGCGCGCCACGTCGGGGATGTAGAGCGTGCCGCCCACGTACTGGCCCCAGGGTGGCGATTTGATCGGCGACGTGTCGGGCGCCGGGAGCGGCATCGAGCCGATGATGATCGGCGTGACCGGCTCGGTCAGGCTCCAGGCGAGGATCGGGTTGTCGTGGATGATGACCCACACCAGGGCCGGATCGCCGGCGACGGTGTCGTTGTAATCGAACGTGACGAGCAGCGAGCCGTCGATCGAGGCAACGGCGGCTGCTCCGGTGGTGTCTGACATCGGCTAAGCCCTCCCGTTCTGCTTGGCCCAGAAGTCCTTGTTGGCCTTGTTGATGCCGGCGAGGCGCTGCGCCTGCGCGGCGCGATAGGCGCCCGGACCGGGCTGGCCGGCCGTGCCGAAATTCGGCGATGGCACGTTCGTCGCGTTGTTGATCTCGCGCATCCTGTCCGACGCATCGAGGAACAGCATCCGCACCGCGTCGCACGACATCGCTTTGACGTGGTCCGCCGTGTAGCGGCCCATCGCCTGCTTGCCCTTCTCGCTGGCGGCGGCCTTGGTCAGCGCGTTGCGCCGCAGCGAGCAGATGCGCGTGCCGGCGACGGTCATGCGGTTCTGCTCGCCCGGAGCGCCGTCGAGCACGCCGATGCCGATGCCGGGCGCCAGCACCTCGGCGCGGGCCTTGGTGTCACGCACCAGCGCCAGCATCGCCTGGTTGACGCGCGCGCCGAACGCCGCATCGCCCATCTGCGATTTGCCGGTCTTCAATGCCGGGTCGGCTTCCATCAGGTCGGGCTCGGCGCTGGGCGGTGCGCTCGCTGTCTGCGCGCCCGTTTCGCCTTCGGCGTCGGTGGTCTCGTCGCCCTTCTTGTCGTCGTCGTCGCCCTTGTCGTCGCCCTTGTCGTCGTCGTCACCCTCGGCGTCCCCGGTGCGGGCCTTCGTCACCGCATCGAGCACCTTGGTGATCTTCGCATCGAGCGCCTTGACGGTGTCCTCGATCTTCTTGAACCGCTCCTCGTCCTTGTCGCCGTCGGCGTCGCCGGTGCCGTTCTCGCCGCTCTTGTGCTCGATATGCACATGCACGTTGCTGGCGTGCTTGCCCTCGTCGCCGTCGGGCTCGCCGTCGGCGGGCGGGTCTTCTTCGGCGGCGTCGGCGATCGCGGCGACCGATGCCTTATCCCGCGCGAAGAACCCCTGGTAGATGTAGTCGCGCAGCGTACGCTTGCTCATGGTGAACCTCCTATCCCTGCAGAGTTGGCAACCGCACGTCACCTGGGCTTGCGCCGCGTGCGGGCGGCGTCCTCCGTCGTCTCCGGATGATCGATGTTCTTGAGATCCTCGGGCTCCGGGTAAAACACCAGCGGGTCCATGCCGAAGAACTCGGCCTCACCGTCCCAGATCACCTCGTCGCCGATGCAGCCGATGCCGGGCGAGGTCATGCGCCGCTCGGCCGCCTCCTGCTCCTCGGGCGTGCGCTCCGTCTTCGGTGTGTCGCTCATCGCAGGATCGCCTTCACATGGGTTTTGCCGCCGGCATCGTAGATTTCGTAAATCTCGGTCTGCTGGCCGTGGTGCAGTAACACTTCGTTCTCACCGTGCCCGACCGTCCCGGCGATGCCGAGCAGCGGCTTGCCTTTCGGCACCACGAAATGGAACCAGACACTCTTGTGGCCGAACGCCGGTGTGTTCGCCATGCTGGCGGAGGTGTAGCCGGAGCGCGGATAGAGGCAGGGCGGCGGTCCCTTTGCCAGTTGCTCGCGCCACGCTGCGATCAGTTCATCCGGCGTGTCTTCGCCGCGGCGGACGATCACATCCTCTTTGGCCACCGCCTCCTCGCGGAAAAACTGCTCGTCGATGGCGTCGATCTTCTTCTGCCAATGCGGGTCGATCCCTGCCTCGCCGCGGAGCGCCTTGTTCATCGGCGTGTAGCCGGAGCCGCCATAGTAGCCGATCGCTTCCTTGGTGGTTTGCGGCACGGTCGTCCAGAACGAATGATCGACCGATGGCGCGACCTGGCTTGCCATCGCGGTGTCGGTGCCGTTCGGCTGCTTGGCGTTGTTCTCGGTCTTGATCGCGTGCTGGGTGCGCGCGGTCGGCTTGGCGGTGACGATGTTGCTGGGCGTCTGTGCCGCCACGCCATGCACGTTCGGCCGCGGAGCGTTCGCTGCTGGCTTGGGGGGCTTCGGCGCCGGCTTCGGCGCCGGCGTCGGCTTGGTGGGGTCCGCCGGCGTCTCCTGCGGGATGCCGTAAGCCTCGGCGATCTTGCTGGTCCACTCGTTGGCGAATTTGGCGGTGAAGCCCTCGGGGAAGTTCTGGACCGTCTCGTTCGCCTTGATGGCGGCGATCTTCTCGGCTGGTGTCGTCGCCGGGTCGGTCGCGAGCTTGTAGATGTTCTGCTGCGGCTTCGACTGCGGATGCGGGATCGGCCCATCGACCTTGACCGGCTTCGCCGACGTGCCAGTACCGTGCTGCGCTCCCAGCGCCGCCACCAGCGAGTTGCCGTATGCCTCGGTGGCGCCGCTGATATTGCCCTTGAGGCTATTGATGTAACTCGACAGCGCCTGGGCTTTCTCCAGCGGCGGCGCATTGCCCGACGCCACCTTGAGCATGTTCTTCTGGTAGCCATTGTCCGGGTTCGTCGGCTGCGGCAGCGCCGCCAGTTCTTCGCTGCCTCCCGATGCCGGGGCTGTGGCGGGCGCTGGCGCCGGTGTCGGCGTGGGGGCGACTGGGCTCGCCTTGGCCGGCTTCTTCGCCGACAGCGAGCCCACGGCGCCCGGGTGCATAAAGCTCGCCGCGGCCAGATGCTTCAGCACCTTGTTGGCATAGGAGATGTTGTTCGGGTTATGCGCCGCGCCCGAGGCGATCTCCTTGATCTTCGGCACGAGCTCGTGCGGCTCGCCGAGATGCGACGCGACCGCGGCCTTGATCTTCTCGCCGAAGGATTTGACGTAGGTCGGCGGCTCCGGCAGCGAGGTTTTCCAGCCATGATGGCCGCCGGTTGAAAACCCGCCAGACTCCAGGCCGCTGCTGATCGATGTGCCGCCGCCTGCGCTTGTCGCGAACTGCCCGGCGTTGCCCGGCTGGCCGCGCGGGTGCTCGCTCTCGACCCATGCGTCGCGGTAATCGATGTCCTCATCCGCCGGGTAGTCGACGTCGGCGAACCACTCGGCGTCATGCGTCGATGCTGCCGCTAGGTGCTTGAGCACCTTATTCGCGTACGAGGTGTTGTTGGGGTTGTGGGCGCCGCTCGCCGCGATCTGTTTGATCGTCGGTACCAACTCATGCGGCTCCCCCGCGTGCGCGGTCACCGCCGCCTGAATCTTCCCAGCGAACGCTTTGACGTAGCTGGGTGGCTGCGGCAGCGCCGCCTTCCACGCAGCGGCCCCTGTGGGCGCCGTGGGCGGCGTCGCCGGCTGGCCGGGCTTGCTGGCCGGGGACTCTGGCGGGCCGCCCTGGCTCGGCGCCGCGACCCCAGCACGGCCGATGATATCCTGCTTGCGCGCGATCAGCTTCTCGGCCAGCGCGGCCTTCTGCTCCGCCGTCCCGGGCCCGTGCTCATCGACCAGCTTGCGGATCGTCGCGTCGGATACCTTCGCCACCCGCGAGGCGGAGCCCTGCAGTTGCTCCGGCGTCATCTCGCCGAACACGGTGTGCGCCTGGTGGTTCGACGGATGGCGCAGCGTGTCCCACTCGCCGACCTTGTTACCGAACGCCTCGCCCTTCGGTCCGCCCTGCGCGCGGTAGAGCAGCGAGCCGCCGACATCGAGCGTGTGCATCTCGCCGCCGATGCGGCCCTGGTTGTCGTATTCGAGCCCGACCGCATCCCAGTTCGACAGCCACGCATGCGTCGCGAAATGCTGCTGCGCGGCGCGCCGGTCGTCCGGCTTCTTGCGGTCGATCGGCGTCACGCCCTTCCAGCGTGTCGCAGTGCCGAGCTTGCCGCCGCCGAGGTCCGCCGGGTGGACGTGCAGCACCGGCGAGCCCGCCGCGCTATAGAGCCGCGAGGCGAGGATTTCATTCTTCGCGTGGCTCTCGGATTTCGACTGCTTGACGTAGAACTGCGCGCCGGTGCTGTCCTCGTAGCGGCCGCCGGGATTGCTCCCAAGCTGGCCGCCGACCTTTTTCATCGAGGCGACCTGCACCGCCGCTCCGCCGCCAGCCGTCTCGGAAAACTTCCCGTCGTCGTCGCGCGGGTGCTCGCTCTCGACGAACTCTCCGGCGTCGGCGAAGGCGGCGATGGCGCCCTCGTAGTCGTAGACCGGCGCACCATCGAGGATGGTGCAGCGCCGGCCGCACCGGCCCTCGTCCACCAAGGCGACGTGGTTGCAGAAGATGTTCTTCTGGATCCCGAGGCCGGGCGCGGTCTGATCGTATGCGGCGTTGTAGCCGACGCTGATGGCCCGCTTGCCACGCTTGCGCACCGCATCGATGCCGCGGCGCGTGGTGAAGATCAGATCGGCGAGCAGCAGATCGTTGTTCGGCGCCTCGCCGCGGCGCGGATTCGACACGTAGCCGATGGAGAGATCAGACCAGTTGTCCGGCCCGACGCCCTCCGCCGGATGGTCATCGACCACTGGCTTGCCGATGAAGCTGCGCACGCTCTCGTCGGCGAACACCTCGTCCTCGGGGCGCTCGACATGCACGCGCCCGCCGGCGTCGCCTTGCAGCGGTGGAACCTCGCCTTCCCAGTAGATCTGCGTGCCGGTGCGCGCGATCGGCACGTCACGGCAAATCAGGTAGCCTTCGGCGGTCTCGTCCATGTGGGGCGAGAGCTTGCTGACGGTGTGCCACTCCATCGGGCAGCTTTCAGTGCACCGTCGGGCCCGGCTGGCGCCACGTCACACCGGCCGCGATGTTGGCGACCTCCTCGGCCTCGTCGGGATCGAGCCAGTCGTGCTCGAATTCCGCGATCTCGCGATCCAGCGCGATGATGAGGTTCGGATTGCACATCCCCGGCAGTTGCTGCCGCCAGCCTGCAACGCGCTTGGCGAACGCCTCCAACTCGCGCTCGTGGCGTTGCTGCTCGGCCCGCTGCTTGGCCGCGGCGCGGCGTTCGGCCGCCTGCACCGCCTCGGCGGCCCGACGTACCGTCGCTTCTGCCTGCCGGCGCCGAGCCTCCGCTATCCCCTCTGCGCGAAGCTCTTCGAACGCGATCCGGTCGTTTAGCTCGGCGGCGAACCTCTCCCATGCCCTCCATCGATCGTCGGGCCGGCGTTGCATCCACTGTTCGGTCTCCCGGCGGCGCCGCTCGGCGTCTTGCTGCAGGTAGCGCAGCACGGAGACGTTGCCGGCGTTCGACACTTCGTTCGGTGCTGTCGGCCGGGAGGTCGGCCCGGTGTAGACGCCGAACAGGTGCGCCTGGGTGTACCAGTGCTGCGCGACCTCATCGCTGACCTGATGGCGCCCAACGCCGATGCTCAGCTTCTCGCCGCTGTCGAGCGAGAGGATGAAGGCCTTGGCAACGTGGATGGTTGGCATGGCTACCGGACCAACCGCCCGATTGATTCCCAGAACGCGCGCGATGCATCGTCCAGCGACAGGTCGGGCGGAATCTGCACCTCGCCGGTCAGCAGGTTGATGCGCAGGCCGCACGCGAACTGCAACCACTGCGGCGGCGGCGGATTGTTGAAGCCGATCGAACCGGAGGTTCGCATTGTGAGATCGGCGACCGTCAGCTTACCCTCGGTTGCCATATGAGCACCCCCATGCCCGCCAGCCTGCAGGCTTGCCTTGTCGTCGTCGGCCGCTACGCCGAGACCCATCGCGATGTGTCGGAACTGGCTTCAGACTTGGGCGATGTGAGCCTCGCCGACGTCTACGTGCTGGCGGGGCTGTTTCACGCGTACGGTCTGAAAGAGCACGCCTGGATATGCGAGAAGTACGCCCGGCTCTGGATGGCAACGTGCGAGGCGACCGGGCGAATGGTTGATCGCCCAGACCCGTTCCGCTTCGTCAGGGAAGAACTCGGCCCATAATCAGCGGAAGCCGCCGAACAGATAGACCAGCAGCAGGATCAGTATGATCAGGCCGATGCCGCCAAGGCCGCCCTGGCCGTAGTAGCCCGCGCGGTAGCCGTACCAGCCGCCGCCGCCGCCCAGCAGCAAGACGATGAGGATAACGATCAGCAGCAGGTTCATGGTGTCCTCACGGCAATATCGGCAACGCGATGCAGCGGCAGTTGAAAATCTGCCCGGGATGGCTGTGGTGGTCGGGCGGATCGGATAGCGGCGGCGCGTCCCATCGCTGCACCGAGCCCTCGAGCTTGCGGTGCGACGGGCGCACCTTCCAATCGCCGGCGGTTTTCCATTGGTAGCTCTCGGCGCCGACATGCTGCGCGCGTGCCTGCATCAGCACCGATGCGGTGCGCGCGGTCTCCGTCCTGGCAATCAGCGTCGCCCGGGTCTTTAGCCACGCCTCGGTCTGCCGCGGGTGCATTTCCGCCAGCGCCGCTTCGATCTCGGCGGTGCGCTCCGGATAGCGCGACGAGGTCATCAAGGCCTCGACCGAGCGTTCATGCACGCGCTGCGCCGCATCGATCGGCAGCGAGGTGATCAGGCCCACCTGTTCCTCGAGCAGCCCTCGCATCACCTCGCCGGTCGGCGCGGTGCGCAACTCGAACCGCAGCGCCGCCGACATGCCCTGCGTGTACTTCTCCCAGGCGGTGCGGTCGCGGCGGTTGACCTCGGCGATCATCCGCCCGGCCGTCGCCCTCGCCCACGGCGTGATCGCCGTCGAGTAATGCGCGAGGGCTTCGCGGATGCGCGCGATCGCCGCCGCCGAGAACGGCGTTTGCGGATCGCTGGGCGTAAACGCCTCGATGATGCGCGCCACATGGCTC